GCTACAAGCAGCGCAGGAGCGCCGCGCGTCTAAAATTCGCAAGAACCGCACAGTCAACATGCTAGAAAGCGCAGGTCAGACTGAGCTTGCCAAGCAAGTTAAGTCAGGCGCAATTACAGGCAAAACTGCAGTTGCGCAGATGTTCCAACTTGCAGCGGAAGAGCGTCAGGCGCAAAGGGCTGCGGCAGGTCGTGCTGCAACAATTCAAGCACAACGTGAAGCTGCAGATTTGGCATTCCAGCGCAGTAAAGAAATGAAAATATTTGAGGCAGCGCTTGCATCTGGCTTGCCGCCAAAGCCGCTAACGCAGATTGCAAAATTGCAGGCTGATTTTGATAAAGGCTTAATATCCAAGGATATGTTTGACGCTCAGGTTCAAGCTCAGCTAAGCAAGGGTAAGATGGGCATAAGAACAAGCCCAGACGGAACAATAGAGTTTGTGCAAGGTTCTGATTTACCTAAGTACACAGAGGCTCAGTCTAAAGATATAAACTGGGCGCTGCGTATGGAAGGTGCCCTAAAGGACTTTGAGCCTGTCGCCAGTGAGCTTACAAACGTAATAGGAAATTTGGCACAATTAGACCCAACTAAATTATCAAGATATGCTCAAAGCGACGATTTTCAGAAAGCCATTGTCGCTGGCAAAGAGTTCCTTGCCCCTCTAGTCCGTAAGGATACTGGTGCAGCAGTTACTAACAAGGAATGGGAGCTTTATAGCGATATATATATTCCACAGGTTGGAGATGGTGAAGTAAAGCTAAAGCAAAAGGCTGTTGCACGACAGCGCGCGCTTGATGCTCTGAAAGCAGGTTTGCCCCCGCAATACGTTCTAAACGAGCAATATGCAGGTCGTGATCCGATGGCTGGGCGTGATGCGAATGTGACGCAAGGCATCCCAGACTTCTCTAACATGTCTACTGAGGATATTCAGGCATTTATTGCTGCGGAAGAAGCAAAGCAAGCGGAGCAAAATTAATGGCAGACGCACTATCAGCGGCACGACTAGAGCTTGCAAAGAGAGAACTTGCTTTGCGCACACAGCAAGAGCAGGTTCAACCTGAGCAGCCCGAAATGGGCATGGGTGAACAGATAGCAGATGTTGGGGCTGCGGTTGGGAGTGGTGCGGTCAGAGGGCTGATTGGCACAGCGGAGCTTCCAGAGATGCTGGGTCGGGCTGTAGCAAGAGGTGGCCAAGAAGCGCTGCAGTATTTTGGTTATGATGTTGGTGAAGATATACCTGTTCTAACAACAAGAACGGGCGAAACGCTCCGCGGCCTAACTACTGCAGATGATTATGAGGCGCAGACCCGTCTTGGCAAGGTCGCTGGGATGGCGTCAGAGTTCGTTGGCGGCGGCGGTCTTTTGGGGGCAGCAGGTAAGGGTGTCAAGGCTGGGGCAAAAGCCGCAGGTGCGGCCCGCGCTCAGAAACTTGGCGAGGCGGTAGAGGCTGCTGGCCTATCCAAGCAAGCACTTGGCTCAGCTGCAATCGCAGGCGCAGGAAGTGAGCTTGCGGGTCAGGCGTTTGAGGACACTCCCGCAGAAGGCGTAGCAAGATTTGTCGGGGCAATCGCTAGTCCCGCAGCAGCAGCTAAATTTATAAACATGCCTGCGCGCGGATATGATGCGTACATGAAGCCAAGGCAGATTGCTAAGGCCATAGACACTGGAAACAAAACTGTAGACGCTACAGTTGCTCAGTCCATCAGAAAGCCATCTACTGAAAACTTAGCGACTGCAAAAAACACGGCTTATAAGGCGGCAGATGACGCTGGAGTTTTCTTTAACGCGGATCAGATGCAAGGTATTGCTGAGAACGCTAGGAACACTTTGCTTTCTGGCGGCACAGGCATGACAAAGTTTAATCCAAATATAGACACGCACATCTCTGAAGCACTGCAACGTCTTGATGACGCCTCTACACGCACAAGCCTGCGAGAGCTGGATGATTTAAGGTCTGAAATATACACTATTTACCGCCAAGGTCAGGGTGCTGGAAAGCGCGCTTATGATCCAAGAATGCGCATAATCATAGACGAGATTGATGATTTAGTGGAAACAAGCCTTGAGGGCAGTAGGCTTTTGGAGACAGCCAAGTTGGCTAACAAGCGCTACAAGAAAACTGAGCTTTTGCGCGATGCAATGGATAGCGCTGAAGTGTCAGCAAAGGCCACGTCATCTGGTGATGTTATCGCGGGATATAAGAGAGCAATCGCGCGCATTCTAAATAGCAAAAAACAAAGCAGGTTTTTTGACCAAGGCGAACTTGACGCAATGAACGCTATTCTTGATGGCAGTATTTCCGACGAAGTTTTGAAAAAGATGGGTACACTATCGCCAAACACAAATGGCCTTATGCGTGCTGTTTCTGGAGTTGCTGCCTTTATTGAGCCATCAAGCCTTATGGTTTCAGCGACAGGCTTAGTTTCAAAGTTTGCTTCTGATGCTGGCATAAGAATGCAGCTCAATGACCTTGATAGATTACTCGCAACAGGACAAACTCCTACAAGATTTGCGCCTACACGGGTCGCGCCCGTCTTGGGTGGCGCTCAACAGCTAAGACAGGAGCAATAACATGCAGCCAAAAGCAAAAGACACACGCGAGATTGAAGGTATCCTGCAAGACGCAATTGCGCAGGCTGTAGACTTTGTTGAGAGCGAAATCACGCAAGACCGCATCAAAGCCCAGCGTTATTTCGACGGTGAGGTAGACATTGGCTATGAAGATGGTCGCAGCAAGGTAGTTGCAACAAAAGTGCGCGACACAATCCGCGCGGTCAAGCCAAGCCTTATGCGTGTGTTCATGTCCACTGCAAAGCCTGTTGAGTTTGTCCCGCGCGGCCCAGAGGATGTTGCCCTAGCAGAGCAAGCAACAGAATACATGCATTACGTATTCAATCAAAACGATGGCTATCGTGTGCTGAATGATGCATTCCACGATGCTCTTGTAAAGAAAACGGGCATTATCAAAGCCTACTGGGAAACCAAGTATCGCGCAGAGATATTCACGTATGACAATCTGACAGACGAAGAATACACAATGATTGTCTCTGATGATGATGTGACAATCCTTGAGCATACGTCCATATCATCTGTCAGCGTAGATGAGTTTGGCACAGAGGTAGAGCTTCCAACGCATGACCTAAAGATCAGCAGACAAATGCCTGAAGGTAAGATGCGCTTTGAGAGTGTGCCACCTGAAGAGTTCTTCATTAACTCACAGGCGCGCAACATAGATGAGGCTTATGTTGTAGCGCACCGCACAGAGATGCGCGTGGGTGAGCTTGTAGAGATGGGCTATGACTTTGAGGATGTGTATGACCTAGATAGCCTATACGGCGCATCAGACATCTCAGAGGCTGAAACTATAGAGCGTCAGGGCTACAGCCAAGATGACTACGAGGATCAATCAGGCGATCCAGCAATGCGCAGCGTGGCAATCACAGAAGCCTACATGAAGATTGATGTAGATGGCACAGGCGTACCTGTCCTGCATCGCTTTATCTGCGGTGGATCAGATTACAAGCTGCTAGACTTTGAACCAATCGACAACATCCCCTTTGCTGTGTTTGAGGTTGATCCAGAGCCACACACATTCTACGGACGTTCGCTTGCAGAGATTGTCATGGACGATCAGGACGCAAGCACAGCAATCCTGCGTGGCGTGCTAGACAACGTAGCCATGACAAACAACCCGCGCATTGGCATCGTAGATGGCGCAGTGAACATTGATGATGTGCTAAACAACGAAATCGGCGCAATCGTGCGCATGCGTCAGGCAGGCTCAGTGCAAGAGCTAACAGTGCCGTTCACTGCAGGTCAGACGTTAGGCGCACTGACGTACATGGATCAGCTTGTAGAGAATAAAACAGGCGTATCGCGTGCCTCAATGGGGCTAGACCCAGACGCAATGCAGTCCACAACTAAAGCTGCAGTCCAAGCCACAATCCAAGCACAAGCTGGTCAGGTTGAGGTTATGGTGCGCAATCTTGCTGATGGCATGAAGAACCTATTTAAGATCATGCTTCACCTGCACGTAAAGCACTCTGACGAAGAGCAAATGATGCGCATGAATGGGCGTTTTGTTCCTGTTGATCCTAGCGTCTGGAATGCTGAAATGGATGTGTCCATCAACGTGGGCCTAGGCACAGGCCGCGAAGAAGAGAAGATGATGGCGTTGCAGCAAGCGTTTAGCATCCAGCAGCAAGTATATACACAATATGGCCCATTTAATGGCATGGTGAGCTTGACGAACATACGCAATACGTTGTCTGATATGTTAGCTGCTGCTGGCAT